TCTCCGTTTTGTCGTAGCGGTACTGGACGCCGCCGACGGTCCGCAGCTCGATCATATCAATGGAGGCGGAGACGGTCGGGGTGGTCTTGTTGTTCGGCACCTTGGCGACGGTGGTGTTCCCGTCTTTTAGGTAGGCCGCGTCATCCTCGCAGGTCAGGGTCAGGGTTTTTGTCAGGCCGGTGGAAAGCGGCTGAGACGATGAACCAGGCGACGCTTTGTCTACAATGGTAATCTGCGCGTTGCCGTTCGACGTATTCGCCGGAATGGTCATTCCCAAGGAGACGTTTTTTCCCGTCCCGCTGGCGGGGTCGGTGGAAAACTGGATCGCCCCGGAGGACCAGCTTCCCTTGCTGACGTTCACGGTGACAGGGTCGGCGGTCTTATTGTTCGGGACTTTGGCCAGGGTGGTCCCGCCGTCTTTCAGGTAGGCCGCGTCATTCTCACAGGTCAGGGTCAGGTTTTTCTCCAGAACCGTGTGAGGCTGGGCGGAGGAATACGGGGAAGCCTTATCCACGACGGACAGGGCCGCGTTTCCGTTGGACGTGTTGGGGACGGTCACCCAGCCCAGGGTCACGCCCGCGCTGGTGGGATCAGAGGAGGCGGTGGTCCCCTCAAAGGTCAGGGAGCCGGAGGACGACCAGGTCTTCTTGCTGACCTTCGGGGTGACGGTGGCGGCCTGGGCGGCAGTGATGGTCAGCTTCTTCCCGGAGAAGGCTTGGGCCGCGGAGGCGTCCCAGGTGCCCTTCATCTTCGGAATCACGTCCACGGTTTCGCCTGGGTTGATCGTGGTTTTCGCGGCGGTCAGCTCGACGGAATTGAAACACTCATTAAATCCGTAGGTGAACGCATGGGTCGGGGAGAAGTCCCCGGAGAGGCTTCCCCGCGTCAGGGCCAGGGAATCAGAACCGATGGACACGGACCCGTCCGCCGTGATGGCATATTTATGGGTGGAAGAATTCCAGGTCGGGGTGTTCGGGGTCGCGGTGCCGGGGGTGACCGGAAGGGGCGTGACGCCGACCTGGATGCGCTGGCCGCCGACGGTCACGAAGCCGGGTGTGTTCACGACGATGGCCGGGGCGTTGTTGTTGGTTCCCAGGTGGACGGCGGCGGCCCCGCGGACAACGGAGGCGACGACGTCGGCCCCGGTGTCCGCCGTCGTGCTTCCCAGGTCTTCCAGAATGTCAAATTTAATTCCGGTTGGCGTAGTCGGCTCAGAAGAATTCCCATAGATCAGGGAGCCGGTGGTCCCGCCGGTCAGGGCGATGGTCACGGAGGCGGGGTCATTTGGATCAGAGGAGGCGTCCAACTGAATCTGGCCGGAGGCCCAGGACTTCTTGGAGATCTTCGGGTCGGTGGTCACGGCCGGGGCGGAGGCTGCCGGCAGGACGAATTTTTTATAGACCGTGTCGCCGTCCTTCGGGGTGGCGGCAATCAGGAAATATTTATCCGCCGTTCCCGCTTCGATGCCGGTGACGACCGCCGCGTCGGAGGCGTTGTAGGGGGTGGCCCCGATCTCGGTCAGGGTCAGGTTAGCCGCGTCAATGCCGACATGGCTTTTATAATAGGCCGTGTCGGCGATGTTAAAATTTATAGATTGCCTGTTCGGGTTCGCCAGGGTCGTGAACTGGAACCCGATCTTCCCTTCTTCGGCCGGTGTGTATTCATAGATACCGTTTACGGCGTTATTTACCTGGGCGGTGTTGGTCGAGCCGTTCGCTCCGGGCGATTCCACCCATAGGGTGTTGAACTTACCGGTGGCGGCGCTCAGGTACGTGTTCGCCGTGATGGTATCCGACCGGACGGTGTCGATCTTGCCCTCGACGGCTTCCAACTGGGTCATGGTCACCAGGCCGGTGATGTTCACCTTGTCGGCGTCAATGGCGACCGTTCCGGTCCCGTCCTGGGCGTTAATGGACGTGGCGATCTTCGCGCCGATGGTCCCATCGTCCGTCTGAAGCACGTTCCCCATCTCGGTGGACAGGGCGGTAATCTGTAGGTAGCCGTTCAGGGCGTCAGAGCCGACCTTTCCGGCGATGAGCTGGGACTGGACCAGGAGTTCCCCGTAGAGGCCCTGGAGGCCGTTTTCGAGAGAGTAGATGCGGGCCCCGCCGGTGGCGTCCAGATCGATGCCGGATTCGTATAGGGTCATGATGCCGGAGCCGTCCAGGGCGGCGCCCTGCCACTGGACGTGCTGGGACCAGGTGGTGATTTCTTTTTCCTCTTTGGTCTGGGCGCGGGCGGTGGCGCGGGAGGAGCGGGAGGCGGAGGCGGCCTCCGTCTGGGCGGCGGCCAGGCTCTCCGTAAACCTCGGGAGGGTGTTCGCCAGGGAAAGGGTGATGTGGGTGGGCCGCTTGAAAAGCTCCGGCCAGGTGATGGACAGGACCCGCTCCCGGAATGTTTCGCCGTAGGCCGGGAGGGCGACCTGGCAGAGGCGGGCCAGGCGGGCCCGGTCCCAGGGTTCGCCGGTCAGGTCGGAAAGGTCGTCCCCGTCCACCTGGATCTGGACGGAGGGGGCGGAGCGGCGGGCCAGGAAAGAGGCCGCCCAGGCGTCGGCGGATTCAAAGTGCCCGTTCACGATGTCGTCCTGGGTGTCGATGTCCGCCGTTTTGACGACGATCCCCCACCGCGCCTGGGCGGCGGTGTTCTCATACATCTTGATGCGGGAATCGACGGAGGAGACGGTCACGTTTTCCGTGATGATCCGTGGGACGGAGGGGGTGGCGGTGTCTGAGACCCAGGCGGGGTTCAGCTTCTTGGTGGGGACCGTTTCCTCGGTCTCGGAGGAAACGGTCAAAAACAGCCGGGTGCAGAGGTCCGCGTCGTTATAGGTGATGGTGGCGGAGCGGATGTTCCGGGTTAAGCGGAATTCACTCATCACCTGGTTATCAATGCGGACGTAGTTGAGCCGCCAGGGGAAAACGGACTGGTCATAGGTAAAATAAAAGTCCGATCCCTCTTCGATCAGGCCCTCCAGCAGGGTGTTCAGGCGGTCGTAGTTGATGGACCGCTTGACGGTGGCCGTGTCCTCGCACGTGCCCAGGACCCAGGGCCGGACCCCATTGATCAGTTGGGTCTGCTGGGCCAGGAGCCGGGTCAGGAACTCCTGCTTCGTCCCCTCAAAGTCCGTCTGTTCCCCCCAGACGGAATCGGACAGGATGTCGATGCCGTGGAGGAGGGTCAGGTCGACCTGTTTTTTGAGCGGCTGGGAGACGTTCGTCACGCGGAAGACGCCGGCCAGGCCCTCTTCGGTATAGATGGAGATCCAGTCGCGGATCTGGACCCCCTTTTCTTCCGCCTCCTGCTCGGGCAGAGTTAAGGTGGCCTCAGAGGAGCCGTACATCTTCAAGGTCAGGCTTCCGGCCGTCGGGGACAAACGGGCGGCCTCAGATAAAGAGCTATTCAGTAAGCCGGGTAGTCGGAGCGGCATAATCGGCCTCCAATCGGTTTAGGTAGGAGGTTTCTACCAGAGTGAAGAGTGAAGAGTGGAGAGTGGAGAGTTAGAGTAACTCCGCGGCCTCGGGCCGCGTGCCTAATCCCTAATCCCTAATTCCAGGGCCTGCCGGCCCGCTGGTCGGTGAAAACAGGCCACCGGCCTGTTTTCCGGGCCCTCCCAGCCCTAATCCCTCTTTACCTCCATCGCCCATAGGCTCGGATATTCACGTCCACCTCGGTGTTCGCGGTGTAGGTGAACGCCGTCTGGCCGGGGTTGGCGATGAGATCGTCCGCGGATTCGGCGCTCCGCTTCGAGAGCTGGGACGCGCCGGCGGCGGAGATCATCAGGTTATCGTAGGGATCGCGGGAGAAGATGAGGGGGGTTCCCTGGGGGACGGAGAGGTCGGTCAGGGCGATCTCGTTTCCGCCCAGGGAGACGGTGAAGCTGGTCAGGGTCCCGGACGTCGGGGTCACGTCCAGAAGGACCGGGACCGGGGCGGTGCCGGGGAGGATCAGGGAAGAATCTTCCGACGCGCCGGAAGTAAACCATCGGGACGGAAGGGCGCTTTCCCAGAAGGGGACCGGGGCGGCGGTGAACTCCACCCGGGCGGCGGCGGTGGCGTCCCGCACGGGGCCCAGGGCCGGGTCCGCCGTACAGACGACGCGCAGGATCCGCTCCGGGTGGGAGGAGAGCCGCAGCTCCCGCCCGCCCGTCTGGCCGGTCAGCAGCCCGTGGGCCCAGGCCGCCAGGTTCTCCTGGTTGCGGGAACGGGAGGCCAGGTCAAAGAGGTCCCGGATCAGGACCTCCACGGCGACCTTTAGAGACTGGCGCTTTACGTCCAGGAGCAATGTCCCATCTCTCCCCGGCCTCTCCCCCTCCATGATCTCCATGGGAGGAGCGTCTTCGTAGACCTGGGAAACAATATAGGGGCCGACGGAGGACAGCGGAACGCTGTCCACGAAAATCTCAATATGGCGTGGCACTTTAAAAACCTCCTGTTTTTTTAGGTAGGAGGGAGGAGGTAGGAGGTAGGAGGTTAATAGTCATGACCATTCACCTTAGCGGCCGGCGGCCGCGCTACCTCCTACCTTAGCGAGCGGAAGCGAGCGCTACCTCCTACCTGAGCTTAGTTCCTTCTCGTCGCCTGGACCATGGCCCCGATCTTTCCGTTAATCAGGGGGGCCATGACGTCGGCGACGTTGTCGCCGTCCAGGTCGATGGTCAGGTGGAGCATTTCGGACGTGGCGGCGGAGCCGTAGCGGGGGGAGCCCGGCGCGGATCCGTCCCAGGCGGCCATGGAGAGGCCGCCGATGGCGCGGACCGGGCGGCGGGTGGCGGCGGCGGTCATGTGGCCCACGGCCCGCTCGACGGCGGACAGGGACTTTTCCAGGCCGCCGGCATAGCCCAGGGCGGTGAATTCGCCGAAGTCCTCAAAGACGCCGGACGGGGAGTGAATATCCAGGGCGGCCTGGAAGGTGGCGGCGACCTGGTCGGCCAGCCATTGGGCGGCCTTGATCGCTTCGTCCGCCCGGGCATAGATGCCGTTGGCCAGGCCGACGGAGGCGTTTCCGCCGATGGTTTCCATCACTTTCGAGGGGGAGTGTTCGTCCAGGGCGGCCATGGCGGCGGCGGCCGTGGCGTCCCCCAGGGCTTTGGAGGCTTCCTCCACGTCCTTCTGTCCGTCCTCCAGGCCGGATTTCAGCCCGGTCGCGGCGTCCAGGCCCAACTGCTCCCAGTCTTCGGGGAGGACCCAGTCGGAGGAGCTCATGGCGTTTCCATCCCGCCAGGTGCGGTAGGCGTCCAGGACCTTCCCGGCGTCGTCCATGGCAAGGAAGGCTTTGGAGGCGGCCTCCGCCCGGGCGGCGATCTGACTGATCTCCTCATCGGACATGGTCCAATCCTGGGAGGCTTTTTCCAGGGCGGCCTGGGACTTTACATACTCCTCGAAGGCCTCCAGCAGTTCGCTGTTTTTGTTCGTGGCGGCGGCCAGGTGTTCGGCGGTGTCCACCAGTTTGGCCTGGTCGCCCTGCCGGGCCTCCGCGGCCTTCTCAAAGCCGTAGCCGATCACGGCCAGGCCGGTCACGCCGGCGGCGTAGGTGCCGAAGGAAGTGCCGGAGGTGGCGGTGGACGTGACGGAGGAGGCGGCGGAGGAGGCGGCGGACGGAACGGCGGAGCCTCCGCCCAGGGAAAAGAGGGCTTTCAACTTTTCAATGGGGATGGCCTGGAGCAGGGTCATAAACTCCAGGGCTCCCTTGGTGATTTTCAGCCCCGCAAACGCGATGCCCAGGCCCATGACGGCCCCTTTGATCAAGTCCCCGTTTTCGGAGATCCATTTCATGGCGTTGGTAAAGCCCTCGACGGCCTTTTTCGCCGTGTCGATGACGGCGGCGATGGTCCCTTGCCCGTTGTCCTCCCCTAAAAATGCCTTGAGGAGGTCGGAAATGGCTTCATTCAGGCTGTCGACGGCCTGTTTCCCTTCCGCGCTCTCTAAAAACTCCTGGAGGGCGGTCACGGCCTTTCCCCCGGCCTCCGATACGTCGATAAAGGACGGGGAGAGGGCGGCCAGGGCGTCGTTTTTCAGTTTGTTGGCCTGGGACTTGAGCTTGGCCATGGAATCGTCCACCGCGCCCAGCTTTTCCACGTTCTCATTGGAGACGACGGCCAGGGCTTTCCCCTCTTTGGCCAGGTCCTTATAGGCCTGGGAGCCGGAATCAATGAGGGGCTTTAAGGTCCGCCAGTCGTTGCCAAAAAGTTCGGTGGCGACGCGGGCCTGTTCGGTGGGGTCCTTCATGTTGTGAAGGGCGTCGATAATATCCCAGAAGATCTCCTCGCTGGTCCTCATGGTCCCGTTGGCCCGCCGGGAGCCGACGCCCAGCTTGGACAACTGGCCCAGGTATTCGGTGTTATTTTCCTTGAGATTCTTCTGGATGTCCTGCCAGGACTTCGTGATGTCGGTGACGCTGGTGTCGATAAACTGGGAGGCATATTGCCAGGACTGGTAGGTCTCCGGGTCGATGTCGAGCTGGGCGGCGGCGGTGGCGACGTCGTCGGCCCATCCTCCAGCCTCCGAACCCAGGTTCCACAGGGCTTTCGCGACCCGGCCCACGGCCCGGACGGCGGATTCGACATGGCCGGTCAGGTCGTCAATGGAAGAAATGACGTTCTGAAAATCAACCTTCTCAGCGGCCTTGTCGACGGAGGCTTTCAGGCTGTCCGCGCTGCCGGAGGCGTTGTCAAAGGCGGTCTTTTCCTCCGACAGCTCCGATTCGACGGAGTTGAGGGCGGTTTCCATGTTGGCCAATTTGGTTTTGGCCTCGACCAGCTTGTCCTTCCATTCGACCATTTCGGCGGAGGCCGGGTCCACCCCGTTGTCGGTCATGGACTTGATGGCCTTTTCCGCCGCTTTGACGGCTTCCTTCTGGGCCTCGATCTTTTCCTTGAGGATGCGGGTCTTCTCGGCGGCATAGGTTTCCTTGTCGCCGGTGGCCTTGAACTGGGCTTCCGCCAGCTTCTCTTCCTTGGTCAGGGACTTTACCTTGCCCTCGGCCTCGGTCATGGCCGTTTTGGCCTTGCCCAGCTCCCCGGTCTGGTCTTTCAGTTCCTTCTCGGCGTCGTCGAGGGCGTCTTCCATGTTGGCCAGCTTCAATTTGGCGTCGGCCAGCTTATTTTTCCACTCGACCATTTCTTCGGAGGCCGGGTCCACGCCGTTGTCGGTCATGGATTTGATGGCCGTCTCGGCGGCGGCGACGGCTTCCCGCTGGGCGTCCACCTTCTCGCGGAGGATGCGGGTCTTGTCGGCGGCGTAGGCTTCCTGGTCGCCGGTCTCTTTGAACTGGGCCTCGGCCAGCTTTTCTTCCGCGGTCAGGGCCTTTACCTTATCCTCCGCCCCGGCCATGACCGTTTTCGCGGTTTTCAGTTCCCCGTTCTGATCCTTGACGGCGGTCTGGGCCTTCTTGAGCTGGGATTCCATCCGGGACAGGGTGGTCCGGGCGTTGTTCAGCTTGGTCTGCCAGGCCTGGAATTCTTTCGCGGACGGGGAGATGCCCCGCTCCGTCAGCTCCCGGACGGCGGATTCGGCGGCGGCGACGGCCTTTTTCTGCTCCTCGATCTGCTTTTCAAAAATCCGCGCCTGGTCGGCAGCGTACTGCTGAGCGTCGCCGGTGGCCTCGAATTCCGCTTTCGCGAGGCGCTGTTCCGAACTCAGGACCTTAATAGCAGCCGCCGCTTCGGACATGGCGTTCCGGTACTGCTGTTCGCCCTCCAGGCGGAACCTTGTTTTTATCTCATGAGTGGGCACTTTAAAAACCTCCGGTTTTTATCAGGTAGGAAGTAGGAAGTAGCGCGGCCTTCGGCCGCTAAGGTAGGAGGTGAATAATAGTCGCGACCATTTACCTCCTACCTCCTACCTCCTACCTCCTACCTCATTCGGTCCAGTCCGGCATTTCCTCCGGCTTCCGCTTGATGCCGTGTTGTTCGTCATCGTAGCGGACGCGGAGGAGGTAGAGGTCGCAGATCAGGCCGGGGGGGAGGGGGTGCATTTCGGTATAGGTCAGGCCGGCGGTCAGTCCATAGTGGAGGAGGGTTCGGTAGGTGAGGCGGCCTTCTCCCCGTTTTTTTTAATCTCCTCCAGGACCAGGTCGCGGACGGCGGGCTTTTCGACCTCCTGCTCCATCTTGAGGGCCTCGGTCATGCAGTTAAAAACCGCGACCTGGAGCTGGGCAATTTTCCGCGGGGCGGCGGGAATATGGGAACCAAACCAGGCCCGGTCCCGGGAAATCTCGCGGCCCTCCAGCAGCTCTCCCTGCTGGGCCATGGCGTAGAGAATGTCCACCATGTGGCCGGGGCGGCGGGCGTGGTCTGAAACGGAATTCATGTTGAATTCAGGAATCGCCCGCTCGATCATGTCGAGGGCGTCCATGGTAAAAGCCAGGGCGAAAGTCTCTCCGGCGATGGTGACGGTGTTGTTTTTCATGATTCCACTCCTTCTGGTTTCATGGCAAGGTAGGAGGTAGAGTAACTCCGCGGCCTCCAGCCGCGTGCCTAATCCCTATCATCCCTGATAGTCAAATAACCCAGGGGCGGTGGTCCGCCCCTGGGTGGGTTCAGTCTTTATAAATGCTCGGTTAAGGGGTGATGCCCAGCTTGGTCTTGAGCCAGGCCAGGGCGTCGGCGTCGGTGGTGAAGGTGGCCTTCAAGCGGAAGCCGTTCCCGCTGCCCTTGATCCAGTTGGGAACCTGGAGGCCGCGGGCGGTCAGGGTGGGCGTCTGGAATGTGGTCGTTTCGCCCTTGGTCTGGGCGTTCTCGTTGGTCTCGGACAGCTTGGCCTTGACGATCAGGTTCGCCTCGTAGAGGGGGACGTTGTTCTTCTGGCCGACGCGGACATAGCCCACGCCCACATAGGGGCTGGGTTCGTCGCTGTCCATGTACTCGGTCACAGCGCCGGCGCCGGAGCCGGTCTGCTTGGCGAATCCCATGAAGGTGACGCGGTCTTCGTCGTCCAGATGGTCCATGCCCAGCTCGGCGGAGATGCCGGCCAGGGTGTCGTCGAACTCCGCGTCCCCATCGTCCGCCCGGAGAACAACATTGTTCCGGGTGACGGTCAGGTTGGCCTGGATCGCCTTCCCGGCGATCTTCCCGTCCTCATAAACGGGAGCGGCGGACAGGGTGGGCTCGGTCTTCAATTTGGCAATGCCGATGTATTTCAGCCCGGTAAAAGCCATTTTTTACACCTCGTTTCATTTGGTCGTTTTGGTGATGCCGCCGGCGGAATCGCCCGCGGCGGGAATCGCGGGCACCTGGCCCGTCTCTAAGTATTGGCCCCAGAGGCCGTTTAGTTTTTGTTCTACCCGGATGTTTCCCTCGGCTTCGGCGTCGTCCACCCAATAGGAGGCCTTGATCTCCCTGGCTCCGTTTCGCCCGTAGTGGAGGATGAAGGCTTTTTCCGCGTTGCGGACGCCTTTTTTATCCTTCCCCTGGGGGTAGATGTCCCGGAAGCGGGCCCCGCTGGCCCCTTTGGCCACGGCGATGGAATCAATCATGGCCCCGGTGTCCCGGTGGCCGTGTTCTTCCGCGCTTTCTTTCCAGCAGGATTTGATTTCCTGGGCCCCGGCCTCCAGCATGACGGATGCAACGGCTTCGGTATTCTGTCCCAGCCTTTCCATGGCGCGGATCATTTCGTCCAGGCCGGAAGTGTCGATAGTAGCCATTTTCTCAGAATCCTTCACACTCGAAGATATGGTGGATCATGTCCTTTTCCGGGATATAATCCACCTCATGCTCTACCGTGAAACGGTCGGACTGTTCCAGGGCGGCCCACAGGGCGGCGGCGATTGGGTCTTCCTCTTCCTGGGTGTAGCGATGGACATAAAAGCGCCAGCCTTCCTCGTGGGCACCGTCAGCCGTGAACGGGAGACGGCGGGTCTCTTCCCAAAAGGTGTAGGGGTCGCGCTTTTCCATGCTCTCATAATGCGAAACATCAGGATCGATGTCCGTGAGGAATTCCGCTATTTCTTTTAATGTCATGGCTGGTATTCCTCCAGGGAGAGGTCCGTAATCGGGAAGCCGGATTCTGGGTCGGTGCCGTGGTAGGCGCGGGTGATGCGGTAGACGGTGTCGGTCTCCTCCCGGTCGGCCATTTCGTCCAGGGCCCGGAGGACCACGATGTCGTGCTGCCGGATCTTCCGGTACTGGTGGACGCGGACGCGGGCGTCGATCCTCAGCTCCTCCCGGCCCTCGGTGGGGCGGGAGGGGGAGGTCTCGAAGTTGAGCTCCCCGTACCAGGACCGATAGATCGGCGCATAGGTACGGACCGGCTTCCCGCCGGTCATCCGGTTTCCGTTTTCGACCCGGAAGACGGTCAGGATGCCGGTATCAAGGTTCATCCGTTACCCCTCCCTCCAGGGGATCGGCCAGGAACCGCTCCCGGCGCAGGAGGCGGAGCCATTGGGGCATTTCGCCCGGCTGATCCCGGTTCTGGTAGCGCCAGGCCGCGTAATCCACCAGGAGACAGACGTCCTCGGTGGAATCGGTCAGGCGGATCCCGTTCCTTTTCAGGGCCAGGACCCCGCCCCGCAAGCGGGGCAGGAGGGCCGTTTCGTCCAGGGCGGTGTCCCCCGACAGGCGGTTCAGGCGCGTTTTCAGCATGGGAAGGGCCAGGGAAGTAATAGTGTTATCGGTCAAAGGATCACCTCCCGGGAATTGATTTTTTAGGTAGGAGGTAGGAAGTATGAGGGATGAGGTTAATAGTCATGACTATTATTCACCTCATCCCTTAGCGGCCGGAGGCCGCGCTACCTCCTACCTCCTACCTGAGCGAATCCCTATTCCCTCATTAACCCGGATTCGTGGGGCTCGCGGGCTCCGCGTTCGCGGTGTCCTCGGCGAAGGTGACGGCGTCGGCGGCGACGGTGGCGGCGTTGATGCCGAAGGCGACGAAGCCTTCCGCGATGACCGGGACGCCGTCATAGCGGGCCTTGCCGCGGACGACGGTCTGGTCCTCGAGGAAGCGGACGTGCTCAGAGGCTTCGATGGCCACGCCGGCACGCTGGACCAGCAAATACAGTTCGCCGTAACCGGCGACGATGATGTTATTCGGAATGAAGTCGAGCTCGACGATGTCGCCGCCGATCACGGGCATGGTGTTCTCCATCCCGGCGACGATGGCGCCGTTGGCGTTAAAGTTGAGGGCCTCGGAGAGCAACTTCATGTGCGTCGCTTCGTTCATGGCCCAGAACTTCTTCCCGTTGCCGTACTTGTGTTTCGCCGCGCCGAATACTTCGATGATGGACTGGAAGAGCTTGATGCCGGTGGAGTTCGCGGCGGTGATGGACTTGACGTTGGTCGACTTCACGTTGGCCCAGGGGCGGGCGGCGGTGGGATAGTCGGCGGGGGCGGCGGTCTGGCACAGACGGGTCACGATGCCCAGTGGCATTTTCCCATTGCCGACGCCGTAAATGATGGCCTTGTCCAGGGCCAGGGCGATGGCGACGCCCAGGGCGATCACGACCTCGCCCATGAGGTTCTGATCGTTATCCTCCAGGATGGAGTTATACAAGGCAATGAAGGCGGCGGCTTTGTAACCGTCCACGCGCACCTGGTTGAAGCCCAGGTCGATTTCGTTGATTTTGCCCAGCATGTCGGTCCAGACGGCCTCGGGCACGGTGCCCATGACGTTCTGCTTGCCGGTGCCGGTCATGGTCTTGAAGTTGGTATAGGGGAGCATTTTGGAATTCTGCTCCACGACCTCTTTGATCATGGGGAGCATGACCTCGGGGATCAGGAGGTCCGCGCCGGAGACGGCGCGTTTTTCGCGGATCAGCTCCCGGACGCGGGAGACGAACGTTTTCACATCGTCGCGGGCAAAGAGCCGGGCGCGGGTTTCGGCGGAGCCGAACAGGGTGCGGGTGTTCATTCTGTTTACCTTCCTTTCTGCGCGGGCTTCTTCTTCGTCCGCGGGTTCTTCGGCGGCGGGCTCGGGTTCGCCCTCCACCTTTTTGTTGAGTTCTTCGAGCTGGGCCTGGAGATCGGCGACCTCCGCCTCGACGGCGGCGATCTCCTGATCGGTCTGGGCCTGGTCGGCCTCGACCTGGGCGACCTCCGCCTCAAACTCGGCGACGGCGGCCTCGACCTCAGTCTTGACGGCCTCTTCGGTTTCCTCGGTGATTTCCTTCACCGCTTCCTCCAGCTCCTCCTCGCGGGTGTTCATGGAGGACCTTTTCTCTTTCAGGTCCTCCCCCTTCTTCCGCAAGGTCTCCAGGGCCGCGCGGCGTTCCTGGAGCTTTCTGGAAAGGATCAACTGTTTCAGTGCCATGGTTTCACGTCCTTTCGTGGGATTTCAGTTTTGCCAACTGTTCGGCCTTCCAGGCCTCGGTGTGGCGCTTGCGTAGATTGGCATAGTCCGCTTTCCGGGCCTGGAGCTCGGTCTCGCGGTAGGCCGGGAAGGTACAGAGGGAAACCTCGTAGAGCTTCACCTTTTTCACGGTCCAGTGAACGGAGCCGTCTTCCCGGTATTCGGTGTCTTCGTCCAGGATGTCGAAACCGAAGGACGCCTGATTCACATCGCCCCGCTTGTTCCGGGCGTATGCGTTCATAGCGTCGGTATCGTCCGGGTTGATCAGGACGGAGCCCCAGAGGCCGTGTTCGTCCACCCTCAGCTCCGCGGTGCCGGCAGAGGTCCGGCCCAGGACCAGGCGGGTGTCGTGGTCGATCAGGACGCGGACGTCGTCCCCCAGGGCCTCGTCGAAGGCGTGGGGGTCGATGGATTCGGAAGCGCCGGGCCACATGTCGTAGTTACTGCCGAAGACGGCAAAATAGCCTTCGATGCGGCGTTCTCCGTTGTCCTCGCGGGTCTGGAAGTCCGCTTTATTCGTCCTGGTCTGTCTCGTTGTCGTTCGTTCCATCTGTTTCACCTCCCTTCGTGTCGGGGTTTAGTTTCTTCTGCTGGCCCAGCATGTTGGTCGGCAGGTAGTTCTCGAGCAAGAACATGTCGTCCATCTCCGGGTCGGGCGGGAGGCCCAGCCAGTCGCGGAGCTCGTTCCGCCGCATGGCGGCGCGGTCGATCAGTTCTTTTCCGGTGGAAACCAGGTCGGTCATGGAGTAGTTATAGAGGGACCGGGGGTTGAAGGACAGATAGAGATCCGGGGACCAGAGGATCCCGCGGGTCATCGTCTGTTCGATGGTTTTCGCCACGGCCATGAGGCGGGTCGTCACGAAGTGCTGGTACTCTTCCAGCTTAAAATCCCCGATGCCGATCAGGAAGGGCGGGATGCCGAAGATCGCGGCGACGGCCCGCTTGTCCAGCTCCAGGGAATCTTTGATGGCCAGGTCGGAGAGGTTCAGGGGCTTCACCTGTTCGACGGAGAAGGCCTCCGACGGGATCAGCCACGGCTGGCCCTTCTGTTCCGAATCCAGGTACATTTCGGCCAGTTTGTCCCGGCCGGCCTTCGATTGGAATTCCTCCGCCAGCCCATCGACCTTGACGATGATGGACGGGGCGGGGCTCTCCTGGAGGGCCTGGCGGGTGGCGTTGGCCTGGCGGAGCGATTTCACGACGTCCCGCAGGCTGACCTGGTAGCCCTGGCCGCGCCAGGGTTCGTCCGGGTCAGGATTCAGGCGGAAGTGAAGAACCTCATCCGGGCGGAAGTACCGGCCCCGGAAACCGATCCGGTAGTCGTCCAGGCCGTCGGCGACGATGGAGACCTCCAGCGGCTTTAAGGGGATCAGCTCCGACAAAAAACCGTCCCGGTAGATGGGGACGGTCACCTGGTTTCCGTTTTCCATGAGGGCGCGGACCAGCACCTGGAAGAAATCCATGTGGGTCATGTAGCGGTTGGGCTCGATGTCCAGGAGGCGGGAGAGCTGGTTTTTCTCCCGGGTGTCGCCCTTGTCGGTGTTCCTCATGAGCCTGAGCGTCATCGAGGCGATCAGGGAGGCGTAGACGCCCACACAGATCTGGACCTCCGGGCATTGGACAATGGGGCGGTAGCCGTCCCCGCAGAGGATCTTCCAGGCCTCCGGGTCCTTCAAACTGATCAGGCCGGAGGCCGTTTCATCGGCCCGGACCCGCCGGGGCGCGTCCCGGCCATAGCGGGCGCGGAGCTTCTTCTTAGCCATGTTTGATCAACCTTTCTATCTTGGAATAAAGCGGTTAGGTAGGAGGTAGCGCGGCCTTCGGCCGCTAAGGTAGGAGGTAGCGCTCCCTTCGGTCGCTAAGGTAAATGGTCAATGACTATAAACCTCCTACCTCCTCCCTCCTACCTCCTACCTGTCACGAAAGCCACGCTTTCGCCCTCGCTGACCGCTCCAGACATTCCTGCATGCGGACGGTGGCGAAGACGTCGGCGTCAAAGACGTCGATGCGGTGCTCGGGCTGGACCTTTTCGTATTGGATCATATCGTCCGTCTTTTCGATGGCGCGGACGTTCGCCACACAGTAGAGATAGGGCTCCGCGCCGAAGTAGTAGAATTTTTTATTCTTCACCTGCTGCTCGATGTGGCGGAAGCCCTCGGATTTTTTATAAAAATACTGGGGCTGGTCCACGACGATAAACCCGGCCGCCTTCATGCCGATAAAATACTCGCGGCAGAATTTCCTGTCATGGCCGACCTGGGCGATGGTGAAGCCCTGTTTTTTCATGGCTACAAACCAGTTCACGACCTCCGCGTGGTTGTTGGTCGGGGCGTTGCAGAGGGAGAGCCAGCCGTCATCCGACCAGCCGAAGAGGGGGATGTTATCTTCGTCGGCCTTTTTCGCGGCGGCGACGACCGGGAACCAGCAATGTGGCAGGGCGATGTCGATGCCCTGATACTGGCCGTGGAGACAGGCCGCCGTGAGGTCGTGCATTTTGGAAAGGTCGGCCCCGCCGTACCATTTGACCGGGAGGCGGGCGACGAAGGCGATCTTCTTTTTGAGCGGCCAGGCGGGGTCGATCCCCAGGGCGATCTCCGCGGCGTCGTTGGAGCGGCGGAATTCGTCCGGGTCAAAATACGCTTTTTCCGCCGTGACGAAGATGTTCAGCCTCTTCGATAGGAAATCTTTTCGGAGCTGGGGGTCGTTGGACGCCTGGAGGGCGTCGTTCATCATGTCGGCCGGGCGGATGGTCACGCCCCAGGAGGGGTTCGCTTTGATCAGGGTCTCCTCGGCGGTGTAATCGACGTCTCCGTTTTCGTCCTTATCCGCGCAGCACATGAAAATGAAATACTGATCATCCCGGACGGTGCCTTCGAGGATCTTGCGACAGTAATCCACCCGCTGGGCGCAGAAGCCGACGCCATCGTCCCCGGCGGTGGTGATGCCGATGACTAATTTGTTGGTGTAGGCGGCGGTGGCCTCCTGGAGGATCGTGTACTGTTTGGCGGACTTGTATGCGTGCATTTCGTCCGCGATGATGATGTTGGCGTTAAAACTGTCCTGCTTATCAGGATTGGAGGCCAGGGCGTGGAGGGAGACGGAGCCGCCGGCGACGGAATCGTTGAATACGACGTGGTCGAAGCTATTGTTCTTCACATGCCAGCCGGATTTCTTCATCAGGGCGGGCGTCGGGTAGAGGGTGCGGACGTTGTAGACCCAGGAATCGAACGTTTCCATGGCCTGGCGGAGGGCCGCGCCCACGACGTACACCTTGGCCCCGGAGGCGGCCTCCAGCAGGGCCAGGGCCCAGCCCAGGGCGGAGATGAAAAGGGTCTTCCCGTTCTTGCGGGGAATAAAAATAAGCGCCTCTTTGGTGACGCGCTCATTGGTGCCCGCGTGGAAAAAGATCAGGATGCCGTAGACGCATAACTTCTGCCAGGGCTGGAGCTTCAGGGGCTCCCCGCGGAGGGGTTTTGCGTCCGCCCCCTGGCCCTGGCGGTGGTGGTAGGTGTTTTCGATGACGTCGATCACAAAGTCGGCGTCGCGGGTGCGGACGTCGAAGTCCTCCCGGGTCAGGAAATTGAGAAAACGCCTACAGCCCAGGACCCGGTCCCGGTTGGCCATGATCCGCCCGTCGGCGACGCCCTGGGCGTAGTCCAGGACCTCTTTGGCGTATTTGCCGGACAGCATGTCACGCGCCCTGCCGGAAGGAGAGGATGGCGGCGGTCAGAGGATCGTCCGCCTCTTTTTTCGCCTCCATGGCGGCGGTGTTCACCCGGCGGAGGGCGGCGGGCGTCAGGCCCAGCTCCTTCTCCATCTCCAGGATCAGGCGGGAAAGCCGGTCCTGTTCGTCGAGGATGGGGTTCTTGATGATGTTTCCGGTGCCCTTCTGCTTGACCATGGGGTCCGCGCCGTGTTCCTGGTATAGCTGCTGGAGCTGGTCGCGGCGGGCGTACATTTCCGCCAGGCGGCGGATCAGGGGCTCGAATTCATCCTTGTAGGTGCCGACGGAGCGGCAGGCCCTTTGAATCTTGCCCCGGTAGCCTTTTTCGGTGGTGGCTTTCATGGGTTTCTAACCTCCGGGATGACATAGGGCGGGGCGGTGACGGCGGTTTTGTCGAAGGAGATGACGCCGTTGAACAGGTCCACGTAATTGCGGACCAGGGAGCGGTCCACGGTCAGGACCGTGTTTTCGGAGCGCGGATTGGTGTTCACGTTGGCGGAGGATTCGATCAGACAGTCGAAGCGCTCCCCGACGATGACGGAAACCTTCGCGTGATTGCGGAAGACCGCGACGCGGCCGCCACAGTCGGCGGCCAAACTCTGGGCGGCGGCGTAAACCTCCCCGTAGGAGCCGGGAAAAATTTCGCCGACGAAGAAATCGACGCGGCCCAGCATCCCGCGGTCATGCCAGGAGCGGAGGTCTTCGACGTCCTCCCCGGCCATGCACCAGGTGGAGATTGCCAGGTAAAGGATCCGCTGCTGGCGGAGGACGTGTTTGACGTAGGTCAGGGAATCCACGTCGCCGAAAGAAAAGCAGTGATAACAGTCACCCTCGCGGAAGTGCCAGTCCAGGGAGGAAGCAAGCGCGGCCTCGCTGGTCAGCTTGCGGGAAATGTGCCGGTGGCCGTAGCGGTGGTGGGATTTTACAACCTGGGCGGGGACGGTTTCCTCTTGCGGTTCGTCGTCGCCGAAGGAAAATTCTGGGAAATCAAGCTCTGGAAAATCCATAAAACCACCAAATTTCAAAAATTCGCCCGCGGATATAAGAGGGGCCCACCACCGGTCAATCCCCTCCCACGCCGAAAATTTTCGGGGTGGGGGGGATCGGCTTCTTTTATTTCGCGCGCGGGCGTGGGCGCGTAGGCGCGGGCGCGGCGCGGGCGCGTCGCGGGCGCGGGCGCGAACTAAGTACCCACTAACTGGCCACTAAGTGGCCACGAAGTGGTCGGCAACTGGTCAGGATTTTCGAGGGGTTGGACCTCTCCTCAGTAGCGCCGGTCGCCGCCCTTTTCCGGGTGGGCTTTGTTGTGGCAAGCGTCGCAGAGGGCTCGGCCGTTGGACAGGACGTAGCGCAGTTCGGGGTATTCGTCGGCGTGTTTTATGTGGTGGGCCACGGTCGCCGGCGTCCGGCGTCCGTACCTGGCGCACTCCTCGCAGAGATACCCGGCCCGGCGCAGGACCTTTTCCCTCCAGGCGCGGTGTTTGGCCCGGTGGTACATATCGCTCATTGGATCCTCCGTAATTCCTGGCGGCCTGTCCCGCCTCTATACCGGCCGCCCCCGGGACGTGCCAGGAGTGAGAGCACGCCCGCCCACAGAAATGGACGCGAGGCTGGCTCTTGTCCCTCGCGTCCACGGTATCAAAATATCACACATTTACTGCCCCCGGAGTATCAAATTTTTTTCTCATCCAGGTAAACATAGAACGACCGCCGGGCGACGAAGTAGGCGTTCCGGTTCGATGTCGGCAGGATGGTCTGATCGATGGCCGCCAGCCCCCGCCCCATACAGCAATTTTGAATCAGCGCGGCGAACCACTTCCCCCCGTCCACGGCCCGCGCCGCCTCCTCCACCAGGTGGATCTTATCGTTCAGCCTCTCGCGCCTCTCCGCCGCCCTGGCGACCGGGTCGCCCACGCCGGACCCGTGAGGCATAGAGGAATACCTCTGTGCTCCCACGCCCAGCAGGCTTTCGGCCTCCGCCCGCCACAGCGGGTACTGGAGACAGAAGGCCCTCAGTTCGTTATACCTGGCCGTGGACAGCCCATATTTCTGATAATGCGGTACATAATTCCTCACGTCCTCACCTCCTCAGCCTGGCGTAGAGATACACCCCCGGCAGCCACTCGCTGGTCCTGATCTCCAGGCCCTCCAGCTTCATTCCCGGGTACTTTTTACGGATGATTTCTTCCGCCTCGATGGACGCGGCCTCGCGGATCCTCTCCGCCGTCCTTTTCCCGATCCGGGTCCGGCTCTCGGTGATTCTCGGTTCCCGGAGGTTTCGGGTGTAGAAATACCGGTGTCTTCCCGTCTCGCGGACGTTAGAAAACCCCTTCGTCATGTATTTGGACAGGGCGCCCAATCCCCCGCGCCCGACCTGGATCCGGTCGCAGTTGGCGTAGCCCAGCCCCCACAGCATTTCCATTTCGTCGCGGCCCAGCCCGCCCTCGATCAGCAGATGGTGGTGGAGCCGTCCTTTTTTCCCGGTCTCCAGCACGCCCATACAACGGGCCTTCGGCAGCCCGAATTTTTCCCGCCGCCGGTTCACCCGGTTCAGATAGTTCCGAAGGTCCCGGTCACAGGTCCGCCGGTCCTCCGGCGCGTTCTCATAGGTCAGGGTGATGGCGTAATCTTTCCCCGCTGTGAAGTTTTCCTCCGCCAGCCGCTCAAACCGCTTCCTCGCGTTCCGATCATTCACGGCCCGCACCGCCTTCGGGGTAGGATGGACCCGGTTCAGCTCCCGCCGATAGCTCCCCTGGTACACCGGATAGCACTCCACCTCCACCAGAGACCCGGACCGGACCGTCCGCGTCTTCTGATAGAGAACAGGATCAGAGGACGGACGGACCGGAAGATCCTCTGGCCGTTCCTCCAGGATAGATTCAAGCAGTTTGTCCATCGTACCCTCCAGGGTTTTCCAGGTAGTAGGGAGGAGGTAGGAGGAAGGAGGTATCTACTCCTCATTCCTCACTCCTCACTCCTACTTGTGCTATACGTTCCAGGGGAGGAGAGGGGCCAGCCCCTCTCCCCCCCGCCACGGGGCGCCCTCCCTCTTCCCATGAGCATTAAATAAATATCCATTACAAGCCCGGGAAAGCTGGTTTCCCAGCTTTCAGGTAATAGGTAAAAAGTCCTCCGCTTCTCTCATGTGCCGTCCCGATTTGGCACATCTTTTTCCATGTGGCCTAACGTTTGCCGAAAGGGGATCCTCCTCTCTTGTTTTAGATTTTTAATAGGGGTTTTGGATAAATCATCAATATTCAATTATTTAATTGTGTGGGACGGCACATGGGAAAAGCGGCGCTTTTCCCGAAAATTACGCATTTTCCAACTTGTCCAATGCTGCCAAAAACCGCCTTTTCGTTTTCGCCGTTCCGAAGTTCATCAGTTTCAGAACGGACGATGAATCTTTCAGCCCCATGGCCTGGGCGACCTGTTGGCGGGAATAGTTTCCGGCCTCCAGCCGGGCCTTGACGTCCGGCCACTGGGCGATCTTCTCCCAGTCGATGGGCCGGCCGGGCTTCCCCTTCTGGCGCGGGATGGCCCGGAGGCGTTCGTCGTGGGTCCCGTGGAAGCGCGTCACGCGCTTTCCTTCCCGGGTGCTGTTCAGCAGCTCCACCACCCGCTCCCCGTCGATGTCCACTAAGGTATGAAACCAGCGGCCCTTGAAAAACATTTCCAACTGATTGAGCTGTTCCCAGGGGTCCATGGCGGCCTTGGGGTCCCTGGTGCAGTTTTTATGGATCGCGTCCCGCCGGCGGTTTACATCCGTCCGGGCCATTTTCTGCGCGTACCGGTAATCCGTCACCGCCTGTTGGATCACGGCGACGACCAGGTTTACGGCGCCAGCATCATGTAGAAACATGTCGTCACTCCCCCTCTTTTATAGGTAGGAGGTAGGAGGGAGAAGGTAGGAGGTAGAGTAACTCCGCGGCCGGAGGCCGCGCCTATTCCCTATTCCCTATTCCCTCTTCCCTTTTCCCCAGCTCCTCCCTTTCCTCAATCCTGTTAAACATGTCAAGAAGCTCGCAACACTCCGGGCACAGGGTCCGGCGGTTTTCTCTATCGTAGAGCTTCACCAGCCAGGCCTTCCCCCAGATTATTTTTTTACACAGGTCGCAACGGGTCATGGTCACGCCCCCTCGATCCTGGTCTGTTCGGCCAGTTTCGTCGTCCGCCAGAACCGCCCGTCTTCCTTATAGAGGGCCAGGGCGCTTTCCCGCTTCCCGTCCTTCATCGGGATCGTCATTCCGACGTTTACCTTCGTTTTATATTTGAACACGGGCACGACGAAACCGTCGCTGTTCACGTACATCTCAATGGAAATTTTCACGTTCGCCGCCGCTTCCTTGATCCCGGTCCGAAGGGCCGTGTCGATGGCGTGGTTCACGGTCTCGTTGATGTCCCGGACCAGGCCTTCGTTTTCCGGGTCGAATAGATCGAAAAGCTCATCCATGGAACTCCTCACTCCTCCCTCCTAACTCCTCACTTTCGGAGCCTTCTTCGTGCATTTCAAACAGGACCCCGTCTTCCTTCGGCATTTCCTCTTCGATGGCCGCGACGGCCTCGGTCTGGGTGTTATACCAGCCCCAAACCTGTTTATTTTTCAGAACCACGTACATCTTTTCCCCTCCCGTCATGCCAGCAGATCAAACAATGTCGGCACGTCCCGTTCCGCGTCGGCCTCCCGCAGATAGGAAAGACCGTCCCGGAAATAGTCGGCGTTTAGCTCATTCGCGCATCCGTCCCGGCCCATCTTCACCGCGCAGTATGGAACGGTCATAATTCCGCCGAAGGGGTCGAATACCATTTCCCCCTTGTTGGAATAGCGGTTGATCAGCCTTTCCACGATGTCGAGCTGGAGCGGGCAGACGTGCATCTGTTTCCCCTGGAGGGCCTGGGACGTATTCAGCGTCCGCATCCGGTTGATGTCGTCCCAGACTTCATCCGTCCAGCTTCCCGGGGCCAGCACCATGAACGTGGCCGGCAGATGGCCCTCCGCGTCGTATTTTTTCGCCAGGGCGACGTGTTCGTCGTAGTCGTAGACGGTTCCCCGGCTATATGTCCGGTAGAGGCGCTGGAGCGTGGAGACGTCGCAGTTCTCCAGTTCCTTCTTCGTCACCAGGCGGTCGCCGGAGCTCCGCCAGTAGGCGTGGGCGTCGAGCTGCCATTGGGCGCGGGTGTATTCTTCCTTGGTTTTCGTGACCGGCGTGTCCGCGTAGGCGTCCAGGGTGGAAGAGGGCAGCTTTCGGAACAGCAGCACGTACTCCGGGCAGCCTACGCCCATCTTGGAACCGTCTTTACACTGTTCCGTCCATCCCAGGCGGTATGTCTGATTATTCTCCCGGACCACGTCGGTCACGACCGTTATCATTCCGATATACTGGAAGCCGTGTTTCATGTAGTGGGCAATGGTCAGGGCGTGGAAGGGTTCAATGGTCGGCATACCGGTGCCGGTCGCGTTCCCAAACAGGACCCGGTCCTTCACATGGCAGCAGAAGATCCTTCCCGGCTTCAGCACCTTCAGGAGGCTTGGGGCCAGGTAGTCCATCTGTTCAAAAAACTTCTCGGTGTTCTCATTGTGGCCCAGGTCGTTATAGCTGGGCGTGTACTCATAATGATTGGAAAACGGGATGGACGTAATGATCAGGTCCACGGAGTTTTCCTTCATGTTCGCCGTCTCTTCGATGGTATCATTCAGCACCACCTTGAAATGGCTTCCGGCGGCCTCCAGCCTCTCCACGCCGATGCTCCTCTCCATTTTCTCAATGATCGTCCGGTTATTCAGGCCGTTCCGCCTCAGCAGATCGGCCATCTTCTGCTGCATCCGGTTATGGTTTTCCCACTTCTCCCGAAGGACCCGGAGAATTTCTTCTTCGGATTCCATGTAGATGATGTCGATGATCACCTTTTCTTCCTGGAGAAAACGGTAAATCCGGTGAATCGCCTGGATGAAATCATTAAATTCGTAGTCAATCCCGATAAAGATCGCCCGGTGGCAGAATCGCTGGAAATTACAGCCGGAGCCGGAAATTTCCTTCTTGGTCGCCAGGAGACGGATTTCTCCATCGGAAAAGCCGATGATGTTTCGCTCCCGCTTGTCGATGTCCTGGGAGCCGTAGACCTCCACCGCCTCCGGCATGGCCTTCTTGATCGCGTGCCGCTCCGCCTCCAGGTCGTGCCAGAGGATGAAGTGGGCCTCCGGGTCGGAATCGACGATCTCTTTCGCTTTGGCGACGCGGGCGTCGATGCTCTCCCGCTTTTCCCGCGCCGCATCCTGGAGGGAAAGGGCCGCGTCCCGGATCAGCTTCATCTGGCCGTTTTTATCGCACCCGGCGCTCTCATTGTCCACGGTCAGGCGGTGGTAGCGCACGTCCAGCGGCGGGAGGCGGTAGCCGGTATCGTCATAGCCCAGGTCGGACGGGTATTGAATACACAGGGCCCAGGAGCTCACCCAGAGCCAGAATTCCTCCTGTTTATGGGGATAGAGGGTCAGGTTGTTGGCCTTGGTACTGTCTCGCTGAAAAAACCGCGTGAGCGCCTGGCCGGTGTCCATCACGTCCAGATAACCGGCGTAATGGATCAGCTCCTTGTAGCGGTTGGGGGACGGCGTCGCCGTGGATACCAGCTTATAGGGCACGTCCCGGAACTTGGGCAGGAACGTCTGATAGGTCTTACTTCCGAAGGACCGGAGGACGGAGGCTTCGTCCAGGGAGGCGGCCACAAAATAGCCGGGCCGTATGTCCCCGTCCCGGACCCGCTCATAGTTGGTCATCAGGATGGATTCTTTCGCCGCCTCCGCTTCCGCCATGGTCCGCACGTAGCGGGGCGGTTTCTCCCAGTGGAGAACGTTTACAGCGTCCCGGGCAAACTCCTGTTTCACGCCCAGTGGCAGGACGATCAGGGCCTTCCCGCCCTCTTTCTCCGTCACCAGGCGGCAGAATTCAAGCTCCTGGACGGTCTTCCCCAGGCCGAAGCTCTCAAACAGGGCCCGCTTTCCTCCCTTCACCGCCCAGACCACCGCGTCCCGCTGGTGGGGTTTCAGGGCCGGGTTCACCTGGGACGGATCGACGTCAAACCCGCTCTCCGGCGCAATGACCATTTTAGATTCCAGGAATTCACGGTATGTTTTCATCTTCTCCGCTCCGCTGGTGTGCCATATCTTGTGAAGGTCACGCCGTTTTCATCCACCCAAGTCTCCTGGGCGGTGGGTTCGTAGTGTTCGCCCAGCGGGGCGGACGGCTGGGCCATCCGGGCCTTCCGGGCCTTACGGATCCGTTTCCGGTCCCAATGGTCCTCCAGCGCCAGGATCACCAGAAAAACCACCATGGCGACCACGGCGATCATCAGCAGCCACTCCCCGATCACCTGGTGGAGCATCACGCGCTGAATCAGGCGGTCCGTATCTTTGATCAAAGCGGTGTAATCCATGCTCATTCACTCCTCGTTCATTATAGGTAGGAGGGAGGAGGTAGGAGGTAGGAGGTATAATCCCAGGGCCTACCGGCCCGCTGGTCGGTGAAAACAGGCCACCGGCCTGTTTTCCGGGCCCTCCCAGCCCTAATCCCTATTCCCTAATCCCTAATCCCTACTCCTAAAAATCAGTGCGCCCGTTTTCAACCCGCGGCGTCACCCGGTCCACATCCGTGGCCAGCCGGGCCAGGCCGCATTTGTAGCAGCGCATCAGCCGGTCTTCCGGGTCCCATTTCCAGACATGGCCGCAGACGGGCCGGTCCGTCTGTTCCTCCAGCCGGCGTTTCCACGCGCGGCGTTTATAGATACTGTTATCGCCTGATTTCGCGAACCCCACTTTATCACTCCCTTCGGTCGTTTTCTCAGGTAGTAGGTAGGAGGTAGGAGGGAGAAGGTATATTGTCTAATGCCTAATGCCTAATCCCTAATCCCTAATCCCTGTTCCGCGGCCATGGCCGCCTCATGATACTGTTTCATTTTCTCAGATAACTCTTTCATGAGCCCCCCGTCATCCTTCGGCACATAGGGCCCTTCGGCGTCCTCCGCCCGGATGTAGAGGGGGACGGCCGGGAGGAATTCCCCCGTCCCCGGGGCCCGGAGGGCGGTCACGCCGATTTGGACATAGCCGCTCACGCTTCCGCCTCCACTTTCTTCCGGTCCTTTTTCCTGGGCTTTCGGAACTGGTCCGCCGCCGGGCACGTGGCAAAGTGGCTCACGTAGCCGAAGCGGTCGGCGTCCATCATCTGTTCCGGGGAGACGCGCTGGCCGCGCATGGTCACGCCGTCCCCCAGCACGAACATTTCCGGCCCGTTTTCCGTTTCCAGGAAAAACGTCCCTTCTTCATCCACCGGCATGGTCTTTCCCGAAGCCGTCTTCAGGAACATGATCCGCGCCCCGCAAGCCCGGCACCGGGTGGTTTTCGGATTCTGGTTCACGCTTCCGCCCCTTTCATCTTCTCCCGGATGGTCTCTATCAGATCCTTAAAAGGATTGTTTACCTTGTCCATCTCGGTTTCGTCGATCTCCACCTGGTCTTCCTTCGGAATATCCGGGGCCAATTCGGCCAAACTCCGGGCCAGCTTCAATTCCTGTGTAGGTACATCGTCCCCAGAATAGAGGGACTTAATCATCATGGTAAAATCCGTGATGGACAGATTCCCACAGACGATCCGGGCGACGCCTACCGGCGTCCTGAGCAGCAGGATCACCCCCTCCAGCTCATCGAAGACCTTCGGGTCCTCGGTCGCTCCCTCCAGGGTGACGGTCAGTTTCTTTTCAGTGTTTTCCATGTTGAGCCTCCTCTTTCATAATGTCGTTTGGTTCTACACCCAAGGCGTCGCAGATCGGGGGAATATGTTCCGCCCTGATCACGGTCCGCCCGTTTAACATGTTTGAAAACTTCACTTCATCAAACCCGGCCATTTTCGCAACGGCCTTTTGTTTCAGCCCCTTCTCGTTCATGTACCGAATGATGTTCGACGCGATCACGCTCATGTGTTTTTCCTCCCTTCCGGGTAAAGTTTCTTGACCTGGCGATAATATAGCACAAGATTCTTTACCTTGTCAACGGTTTATTATAAATTTCTTTACCTTTTTTTAAACTATTCTTAATAGGAGTGTGATACGCTATTTAAGGGGGTGAAATATATGTCGATTGGATCGCAAATAAAAAAGGCCAGACTGGCAAACGGTCTGACCCAAAAGGAACTCGCTGATTTAATCGGCGTGACAAAGAACGCCGTGACCAATTATGAACGGGATACCTCCAGCCCGAAAGAGCCGATCTTGTTCGAGCTTCTGAAAGTCCTTCATATCGACGCAAATTATCTATTTCAAGATTTCATGTATGATTCCGTTGTTATGTACCGCACTGTCACAAAGGATGAAGCCGACCTCCTGAACGCATTTGAAGACGCCGACCCCGCTTACCGTGGGATCGCTCTGAAAATCCTCCTGGACAACCCGGCGAAAAAGGAAGAAACACAAATTTCCTGAGAATTATCAAATAGGAGGTTTCATCATGAAAAAGCTATTCTGTCTGATCCTGGCTGGGATCCTGATCATGTCCGCCGCGTGGGCGGAGGAAATCGACCTGTCCGGGCTTACCTTTGAAGAACTCGACGCCCTCCGGGATCGGTGTATGTTGGAAATGATGAAACGGGACGTCTGGCAGGAAGTAACCGTTCCGCAGGGCGTTTATCAGGTTGGCGTACAGATACCGGCTGGGACGTGGACGGTCTATTGTCATAACGGGATTTCCGCCCTCGTCAACTGGGGCGATACGCTGACCCCGAATCATGAGGATATTGAAATCAATTATGAAACGGGCCGCTACGGTTGGGGAAGGGTTTATAATCCACATTACAGAAATTATAAAGAATATTATGACGGAAGCCAGATTTCCTATACCTTCACCGTCCGGGAGGGTGAATGGATTATCATCGAAGATTCGCCCGCGGTTTTCACTCCCGGTTCCCCCACGCCGTCCTTCTCTTTTAAATAAAGATGTTTATATTATTACTGGCGTTTATATTCGCCGCCGGAATAATCTTCGTCAATATGTCCATCACGGTTATATCTGGCATTATCGCGTTATTGATCGGAATACTCTTTTTCATATTTGGGAGGAATAAAAAACCATGACGAAGGCCGTTATCTACGCCCGCTACTCCTCCCACGGGCAGACGGAGCAGAGCATCGAAGGGCAGCTCCACGACGGGCACGACTACGCGGCCCGGATGGGCTATCAGGTGGTCGGGGAGTACATCGACCGGGCCCTCACGGGCACGAAAGACGCCCGGCCGGAATTCCAGCGGATGATCCGGGACGCGGAGAAGGGCGCCTTCTCTCTGGTCATCGTGTGGAAGCTGGACCGGTTCGCCCGGAATCGGTACGATTCGGCCATCTATAAGGCAAAGCTCAAAAAACACGGGGTCCGCGTCGTCTCGGTGATGGAAAATATCACCGATTCCCCGGAGGGAATCATCCTGGAGGGCCTTTTGGAATCCATGGCGGAATACTACTCCGCCAACCTGGCGGAGAACGTCCGCCGGGGCCAGCGGGAGAGCGTGTCGAAAGGCTGGTTCTGCGGCGGCCATGTCCCCTACGGCTACCGGGCGGAAAACCACCGCCTGGTCCCGCGGGAAGGGGAAGCGGAGATCGCCCGGGAGATCTTCACCCGCTACGCCGCCGGGGAGCCCCTGACGGCCATCGCGGCCGACCTCAACGGCCGGGGCTACCGGACCCGGAACGGGGCGATCTTCCGCGTCTCGAGCTTCGACCTCATGATCAAAAATCCGACTTACGCGGGCCGTCTCCAATACAAAGGCCAGGAGGTCCCCGGGTGCGCGGCCCCGCTGATCGACGAAGAGACCTATCAGCGGGCCCGGAACCGGCGGGAGCGTAACCGCCGGGCCCCCGCCGCCGTCCGGGCAAACGTCCCCTATCTCCTCCAGGGGAAATTATTCTGCGGCCATTGCGGGGCCCCGATGGTCGGGGAATCCGGCCACGGGCACCTGGGCGCGGTGTATCAGTATTACGCCTGCGCCAACCGGAAAAAGCTCCACACCTGCAAAAAGAAAAACGAAAAAAAGGACCTCCTGGAGCGCTTCGTCGTCCAGCAGACGGTCCGCTATATCCTGGCCCCGGAGCGGACCGCCGCCATCGCCCGCGGCGTCGCCATCGAATACAAAAAGGAATTCGGCATGTCCGCCACGGCCGACCTGGAGCGCCGCGTCCGCAAGCTGGACGCCGATCTAAACGCCCTGGTCGACGATCTCCTCCGCCTCCCGAAGGCCGCCCATCAGCGGATCGGCGAAAAGATCGAACAACTGGAGCTCCAGAAAGCCGACGCGGAGGCCGACCTCGCCCGCCTCCGCCTGGCCGAAAAAATCACCCTTGACGAAGCCCACGTCGCCGGCTGGATCCGCTCCTTCCACGGCGGCGACCTGTCCGACCTCGCCTACTGCCAGCGGCTCATAGACAGCTTCGTGAACTCCATTTACCTCTACGACGATAAAATCGTTATCTTTTACAACCTCACCGCCACCCCGCCGGAGACTTCCCCGCGTGAGATGTTGGACCAGATCCCGGAGCTGAAAGGTTCGGATTTGGTGGGGTATGGCCTGCCATCAGCCGACATGTCCGAAACATTCTACGTTTTTGTCCGTGGGATGGTTGGGGTGGTCATCGGGAGATGACCGGCGGCAGTAAAAAAAGCGCCTCAGATGGGGCGCTTTTTTTGTTTTTAATCAATAAAAAAAGCCCCGCCGGAGCGGGGCTTGGGATTATTCGTTTTCGGATGGTTCGGGAGGGTGGGCTTCCGGGGCGTGGGTGATGGTCTGTGCGGCGGCGTCGGCGTGGGCGGGGTTGGTGGCGGTGTTTTCGGCGGTGACGGTCGGGGAGCTGGCGGTGGTGGCGTTATCGGAGCCCACGACGGCCGGGGACGTCGTTACTTTGATGATCGGCTTATCGTCACTGTATAAGATTCCGTCCAACTTCACGCCGTCCGTGTCTAACGGGTCGACCACTTCGACCGGCTCTTCCTGACCGTCCGGTTCGTCTGGAATATCTTTGAAAAGGTTCAGATCGCGGACGGCTTTTTCGATGGCGGCGATGGCAATCGAACCGTCGATGTTAAAGCCGGCGGCTTTCAGGGCGGCCAGGGCATAGTTGAATTTTTCTTTCCCGCGGCCGGAGCCGAAGACCTGTTCCGCGGCCAGGACGGCGATCCTGGCGGCGGTGATCAGGGCCTCCTGCTGGTTCTTGTTGGTTTTGGACTGGATCCAGGGGATCAGACGGTAGGTGACCAGGGCGGCCAAAAGGGCAATGATGGCCTGAAAAACGGGGGTCAGATCGATCGTGCTCATGTTATACCTCCAATATTTTTTTAGGTAGGAGGGAGGAGGTAGGAGGTAGAAGGTAAAATGCCTAATGCCTAATGCCTATTCCCTAATCCCTATTTCTCCCTTGTCGGTAATGCCATAAACTTGTCGTGAATTCCGCGCATGACGCCATTTTCTCCCAGGGCTTCGTATTGGACCCAGCAATTCTCGAAGTTATCCCTGGCGTAGACGGGGGCGTAGCCCTTTTCCTCATACTTGTTATAGTCGGCGATCATCTGGGCGCGGAGAAGGGCCTGGACGCCCAGGGCCAGGGCGTCCGTCTTATCGGCGGCCTTCTCTTTGGCTTTTTCCTTGCGGACGGCCCTCCTCTCCAGCCAGTTGAGGAGGGCCGTTATCACTGAGGGGATGCCGATCACGGTGAGAATCTGATACCAGGTCATGTGTTTTACCTCTTTTTTCGTTCATTTTCTTCGGTTAGCGTGTTTCCGGGCTTTCAGGTATTCCCAGAAAACGGATTCGTTTTTCCGGTGGTTCCGCATGGCCTCCCGTTCGGCGTTATATTCCCGGTAGGGCTCGCATGTGTCGTGGCAGTTGGGGCGGACGGAGCGGAAGCGGCAGCCCTTACAGGGCGGGAGCCTCACGGGTCAACCTCCGGGAACATGTACTCGACCAGACGTTGGACGCGGAAGGTCAACTTTTTCAGGTCCTGCCAGGTGGCGTAGAGCTCTTCCTCGACGTCCAGGGTCAAGACGCCGGCGGGCTCTTCCGTCTGATCAGACGGTTCCTCCAGCTGATCGGCGGGTTCCTCCAGCTGATCGGAGGGGGCCTCCGGCGGATCGGCTGGGGGCGGGTTCTGGACGGTGAAGTATTTGCCGAAGGCCCAGCCGATCCTGGAGCCGTAGCGGATCTGGAGCCAGTCTCCGTCCTGGGCCAGGACGTCCACGACGGCCCCCTTTTCAATCCTGAACAACTTGGTGGCGGCCTCACTCGGTTTCACCCGGACGTTCACGTAGTTGTTGGGGTTTTTGTCCAGGACGGCGCGGACCGGCTCCTCCGGGTAGACCGGCGGCTCGGTTTGGTTGGTGTAATCTACCATTTTCAATTCCCCCCAGTGGTCCCATCGGGAAAGATCGGAGAGGACGACGCCGGACTGTGTGCCTTTGGCTTCGATGACCTCTCCGTTCCCGACGTAGACGCCGACGTGATGTATTTTCGGTTCGGCCCCCTGGAGGAAAACCAGGGAGCCCGGGCGGAGGGGTTGGCCGTCCGTCCGGGCTCCGTTGAGCATCTTTCCTTTCGGGGAGCAGTCGATGGAATACAGATAGGTGGCGTGGTGGTGGCCCTCCTCCCCCAGTTGGGCCAGGGCCCAGCGGACCAGGCCGGAGCAGTCGGTCACCATTTTTCCGATCCACTTTGAACCATACTTAACGGTCATCTCCCGGGTGGCGGCGGCCTGTTTCTCTTTGGTCCAGACCGCCCCCCACTGGCCGTAGATGTAGCCCCAGCCCTCCAGCAGAGGGATACGGACCTTTCGGACGAAGTCGAGAGCGTTGATCATCTATCTTTCCCCCTATCTTTCGGGCAGTCGGGAACGTCCTCCCGGGCGATCCAGGAGTGATAGCCCATATCGTCCGGGGGAATTCGGGCCTTGTTTCTCGGGCAGTCGAGGTTTTCGCAATCGGCGGTACAGTAGGAAATATCGGACATCTCTTTTTCCTCCGTCAGGCGTATTTCCGGTATGCGTTTTTAATATCGGTCTTGTATCCAGATTCGCGCCGGAAGGCCGATCACGACCCGGACCATCGACGTTATCTGCGAACTGTGTCAATGCCAGCCGGGCGACCTGATCACCTGGCGGCCCAATGAACCCCCGGAGGAGTAACCCTCCGGGGGTTTTCTTTGGGGCGGTTGGTGGTTTAAAGTGTTATTTTAATCTTGTGTATCATTACACACTATTTTCTTTTCGATCTCTTCCGCGCTCATTCCGGCAACGGAGAAGTTATAGCGGTTCGGGATCACATCTTCCAGAGAGATGCCAAGGAAGCGGGCGATGATCGCCCGCACGTCCTTGGTTTCCAGTTGCACCGTGGTTTTCATTCGTCATCCTCGTCCAGCATTTTCTGAACAGCCTCGCGCCAGCGAGCGGGGACTTCGTCGATGGTCATGATACCGGCTTTGATGCGGTTATAATAGATTTTCGCCATGGTGTTACACTCCTTCCTCGATCAGGCTGGCCAGTTCGACCAGCGCGTCATCCTGTTCGGCGAACAGATCGCCGAGCTCTACGATTGCGTTCATGACATCCTCGATGCTGAGCGCGTTCTGCTGTGAACCGGCAAAGGCGTTTTCAAGCGTCGCCTTGTCGTTCAGATTCAGACGGTTTTTGACATATACACTCATTCTGGCACCCCCCATAGTGCGTTGTAGTAGGCATCCATTCTCTGAAGCAGTTTGTACGAGTTGCCCTTGCTGGCGTGGTTACGCCACGCCGCGTAGGATTCATCCACCTTTTCCCGTGGGATTTCACCTCGTAACGATTTTGCCACCAGCCGCCGCAGTTTTCGCCGTTCCCGCTTCACGTTCGACGATCTCGCGGTCATCAGCACCTTGCCCGTATCCGTCAGGCGGTAATCGAAGCCGAGGAACTCGATCCCTTCCGACAGCGGATAAATGCTCGTCTTTTTCGGGTTCATCTCAAAGCGCAGTCCCTTTAGGTATTCCACCATCCGGCGCTGGCAGTCCCTGAGATATTCGAGGTCGTCACTGATGATGAGAAAATCATCCATGTAGCGGATGTACAGCTTCGCGTGCAACTGTTCTTTGACAAAATGGTCAAACCTGTCCAGCAATGATATGCCCGCTATTTGAATCAACTGACTGCCGGGATTGTACCCGGCGTCTCCTTCGTATTGATCCCGGAGGATTCTGAGCACCATATCGGCGATCTCAGGTGGAAGACCGTCCGAGAACAACTGTTCCGTGGCCGCATGATTCATGGTTGGATAATAACCGTGTATGTCGAACTGCGCGACATAGCCCATACAGCCGTGTTTTCTGTAGTGTTTCCGCAGGAACTCTTTCAGCCTGTTCCGCGCCGCGTCCGTCCCTTTTCCCTTCTGGCATGCGTAATTATCGAGGATGAAATGCTTGCTCATCTCCGGATAAACCACGTTGTCATTCAGGCTACGCTGATAGACGCGGTCACGGAATGTGATACTGGCGATTTCCCGCGGTTTAGGTGACGTTATCGTAAATTTCACTGTCGGTCTTGCCTTATATGTTCCATGGGTCAGTTCGTCGTGAAGTTTCAGTGTGCGTTCGATCCCGTTCAGATAAAACGACGCGACGCTGTCCTTCCACATCACGCCATTTTTGCATTTCAGCATGGAAACATACAGTGGCTCAAAGCCGATGACCGATTCCAGTTTGGAAAATTCCGTGTCGATAGCTCATCCTGCTCCTTTCTGAGTCGTGAACATCACGAAATGATTGTTCGCCCTTTCGGGCAGGGGATTCGGCTCCTTGCGTCAGTGCCGTCCGTTCTCGCCTCTTACGGAGGCGGTGATAAACAGACAGGTTGATGCAATCGGGGCACCCGCGCATCGCGTTCGTCGCATTGGTGTTGGTGGCGTTGCCGGACGTGTTGACATTCCACACGTTGTTGGCGTTGCCGCGATTGGCTGAACGCAACCGGCAGTTCTGGGCGTTACAGCCTACACCCCTTAGAATTTCGCCGAGTACCTTTTCCGGTCGGACTCCCGCCATGCGCGAATCAGATTCCGCGCCTCAACGGCCAGTCCTCCCCAGTACTGCACCCGCTTAGAGGACAGATGGAAAATGCTCTTGGCAATATCCATCAGGCTCAGCAGGATGTTGCACGCAACCGCGGCCTGTTCCTGTAGTTCCAGCCTGCGGTTCATGTCGTCGGCGCTATTCACCAATATATTGTTGGCCTTCCAGCACAGCGTGTACATGTTCAGGACAGTTTCGTCGATTTTGTCCGTCAATGCCGCCTGAAAATCCGGCGTGAACACCTTCTTGTTCGACGTGATCCTGAGTGTGTAGCAGCAGAGCGCGTGGGCCTTCACACACGCTTCCAGTTTTCCGTGACTGCGCTGGTTGACTGGTACAGACATAGTATCCCTTCTTTCAGTCCCCGCGTGGCGGGGACTGATGTTTGATTAGCAGATGACGCAAGCGGGGCACCCGCGCATCGCGGCCGTCGCATTGATGCTGCTGGCGTAGCCGGACGTGGAGACACCCCACACGCGGTAGGCGAGGCCGCGAGCGGCTGAACGCAACCGGCAGGACTGGGCGCTTGTTTTCGCGTCGTATGCGTAACGGATATGCGCGGCGTTTTTATTAGCGTCATACCAGCCCTGAGGGATGGTCAACCCGAGCCGCTGTTTCCAGTACTCCCAATATACGCCCTCCTGACCGCTCAACTGAGGAACGATATATTCCTGTTCCAGAGACGGCAGGAAGAACGTATCGAATGTCGTTTCCGTTGCGCCGATGTCCGTATCGCTGACGGTGTTCAGCGCTGTGACCGTCTTAACGGGCTTGATGATGTTCAGGAACTCCTCTTCAAACCCAGCCTTGAAGCCGCGCACTGTGGCAAGCTGTTGCGGAGCGCGGTCAAAGGGGTTCTGCGGTGTCCACCACGCGCCGACGGCCGCGTCGCTGTTGTAATACTGACGGTTTGCGCTCTGCGCCCAGCGGTTATAGCCATACGCGGCCCGCTGAAGGTTATTGATGCCGGAAGCGGCGTATTTTGCCGTGATGACCAGCGATCCCAGAGACGTGCCGCCGCTTCCTTCCGTCACCTCCAGATTCTGTTCCAGCGGCGTAGTGGCGGCGTTAGACGCGTAGGTGTGCACTTTCCACGAGGTCGGCGCATAGTCCGGAGCGCCCCATGTATAAAACTCATTGTTCCTGCTCACCATCACCTGACCGCCAGCCGGGATTTCCGCTGTGGTCGTGAACTGGTAGGTTTTGCCCGCAACGCAGTGCGTCCCCCAGTTCGTACCAATCGTGAAATTGTACGTTCCCGCCGGGAGCGCCGCTTCTGCGACATAGATCGCTTCACTCGCGTCAAACTGTACACCCTGCATGGCGTAATGGCTCTGGATATACATACCCGGCACAATTTCTCCGTCCTGAAGTTCAACATCGCCGAAATGTACGATGTCCCACGGCAGGACATGCTCGGTCGTACCGTCGTTCCACTTCACCATGATCTGATCGCCGATGGAAAACACGTTCGCCGCCTCGCCGGCGCGGACAACCTCATGGATTTCCCGCAGTGTGGCGTGAGGCGTAGCGGACGCGTCCTGCACCATCTTGGACAGCAGAAGATTCTGCCGCGCGAAACCCTCCACCAGCAGATGGCCGACGTGGTTCAATTCTTCCGCTTTCTTTCCTTCCCAAATTGAAACTCCCATAATGATAACTCCTTTCTTACGCCGCCGCGTAGGTTACAGTTGTCTGCAAGGTATCCGTGTTCGTCACAATGGTCAGCTTCTCGCCAGTGTTCAGCGTCCTGACCTCCGTGATCGCCGTGTCCGCGAACGTGAACGCATCCGTCCTGACCGCCACATTTCCGCGCATGTGCGTGATGCTCTGAATGTTCCCAGCGCTGTCAAACGCGATCGTCTGAACGGTGTCTGGGATGTTCTCCTGCTGAAGGGTGAAGGCGCTCTTTAAATCACCTACGGAATCGCTCAGGGCGGTGTAATCCTGGGGGATGGATGCGCGGGCGGCGGCGGCGGCCTGGTTGATTTCGGTGATTTTTGCCGACCCGGCGGAGATGGCGGAGTTGA